GGAAGTCCAGGGTGCTGTAACGGATAAAGGCTTCTGCGAGGCCTGCCAGCCCACTGCCAGCCATCTGCACAGTGGTGATGAAGTCATTAAATGTGCCGATCACTGTGTCGCTGATCAGCACTGACACATAAACCAGCCCATCTGTGAGGGCAGGCAGAATGCTGGTGGCCATCCCAGCGAACAAATCACCCACTGACCGCTGGATCAGATCGAGTTTCTGCATCTGGGTCTGGTAGTTCTGCGCTGCCTCGAGCCCTGGCCCCTCGAGCTGCCGGGTAAACGCGGCTGCCCGATCTTCTGCCCGCTGCAGCCCCTTTGTCGACAGCTCACCCAGTGCTGCTGTCAGGCCTCCCGCTCCCTCACCCAGCAGCTTCTGCGCTGCTGCTGCGCGCTGTGTCTGGTCAGGCATCGCGCCCAGCTGGGCCAGCACTAGCCTGAATACCTCCTCTGTGCTGCGCATCGAGCCACTAGGCCCAGCCAGATCCTCTGCGCTGATCCCTAGTGCCGCAAACTCTGCCTGTGCGCTAGCACCACCCTGCGAGGCCTCATAGGCCTTTGCAGTCAGTGCTTTGAGCGATCCAGCCAGCTGATCTGCGCTGACGTTAGCAGCCCTGGCACCTTGCGCCAGCGACCCAAACAGCTTTGCACTGACGTTGCTCTGGTCTGCAAGTGACTTGATCTCGAGGCGAGCGCGCAGCGTCTGATCGACGAGCGACCCCAGCCCAGTGACTACCCGTTCGAGCACTGCAGCGCCTGCGATAGCCTTTAAGGCAGTGCCCAGATCCGCGACTGTCGCCTTTGTCTTTTTGACTTCCTCTTTTGTGCGCTTGAAGTCGCTTTGTAGCCGCTGATTAGCGCGGGTGATCGCCTTAACGTCAGCACTGCTCGTGATGCGGACTGTACCTGTAGCCACTAGCCTAGCCTCTCGCGCAGCTGCTGCCGCTTTGCAGCACTCTCTATCTGTGACAGTCTATCAGGATCACTGCAAGCTATCTGCCAGACTGCCACAGCGCGCACCTGCTGTGCCCTCGTCAGCTGATAGAACCAGGCAGGCTGTTGACCCCACCAGCGCGCACACTGCCATGCGTATAGGTCCTCTCGCGCGCTGGTTAAGAGTTTCCCATCTCTGCTGTGACCTCTGGCTGGGCAGGGAAGGCAAGCGGCAGAAGATGATCCCACAGCTGCTGCGCAAGGCCTGACAGTGCCACCTCGTCAGTACCGCACTGCACACCCCGCTGGTACAGCCAGCCACCCAGATCGTGCAGGTTGCCTAGTTGTCTGTGGCGCTGGTCTACCTGCTGGGCTGTCAGCTCGAGGCGCTGCGGAAACAGCAGCCCTAGTGCGCAGAAGCTGGCGCGCGTAGGGTTGCGATCAAAGTAGGTGCACAGCTCTCGCACAGTCGCAAAGTCTAGCCGTCTAGGCTTACCTAGATCCATGGTTTATACTCCCTTTTTTTGTTTGCGCTACGATGGGCCAGTATAGGTAATGGCTCCCAATACCTCGCAGTTGAACGTGGCAGTAAAGGGATCACCCTCTGCAAAATCCCACGAGGTGAGGCGCAGGCCTGTGCACACCACAGTGTGGTCTGTGTCATCAGAGTGATCTGTGCCCTCGATCGTGAACGTGCCTTTTAAATTGTAGTGTTCACAAGTCGACAACTGCTTGACCCAGCTGCTAAAAGCACCTGCCTGCTCGAAGGCATCGATCACAGTGCCATCAGTGCCGTCCGTAAAGCTGGTGAACACCACCTGAAAAGAAAACGAGGGGATCCCATCATTGCCCTTTCTGGTGTAAATCCGGCTGCCACGGTTAAAAACGTGGATCGCCTCTGTTTGCGTATTGGTGAACGCCACAGCGTTGCTGTACTGCACGGTGTAGCTGTTCGCGGTAGGGGTGGTGCCATCCTCGAGAGTCAGGCTGCCATCCCTTGGCACCTTTGGCACTGCGCTTTCAGCCATCGTCAAGCCCCTTTAGCATTGAGGCTGGCAGCAAGTCTGCCAGGCGCTCTGAGAGATTATCGGCAGTCTGCCGTAAGTTTGACTGCAGGATCGGACTGCCAGTCTTTATGAACCCTGTATATCGTACCTCGTTCACTATTGTGAAACCAATAGGCAGCAGGTCAATATGCCAAGCCCGCTTGCTTTTGCCTGTTTTCACTGGCCAGCTGCTGTAGAGGCTAGCGTGCAGATCAGTGCCTGCCTGCTGAACCTCTGATACGATCAGATCCATGGGCAGCAGGTCTACCACCCTGCGCGGCACATCGATCTCTAGATCAAAGGCAAACATGCACAGCTCTGACTGGTGGCAGCCATCTAGTTTCTTTGGCGATCACGATAGTGGCAGCCTCGATGCTCGAGCGTTCACCGGGCTGGCAGTGCTGCGCGAGGCGCTGCAGAGGGCAGCAGATGCGCAGCGGCAGCAAGATGCGCAGCGCCAGCAAGACGTGCCAGTCACTACCCTTTACATCGGCAGCAGTGCGCTGGATACTGCGCGCTATGATCCTGACTCTGCCTCGCTGCAGCTGGGCTTTGACAGCGGGCATGTGTACCAGTTTTTTGGGGTGCCGCCTGCTGCCTGGGATAGTTTTCGCAGGGCTGGAAGTTACGGGCAGCACTTCAACAGCCAGATCCGCAACCGATATACCTACCGCCGGATCCGCTAACATCAGCCCAGCTCTGCAAAGCGAGACAGCGTAAAAGTCTGCACGAGCACCAGCCACTCTGCACTGGCTGGGTGGCGCACTGGCCCGGTGCTGCCTGTGTAAACCACTCGCCTGGTGTCGATACCGCCCCAGGCAGTAGCAGTTAGCGCGATCCGTATCGCGCGCCCTCGAGCTAGCAGCGCATCCCTGCCAGTCAGCTGATCGCGCGGATCTACTTTGTAGGCAGTCTGCAGCTCGATGGTATCGAGCACACGCACTACACCCTGCAGCCTGGTGGGGTACTCCCCTAGTACCTCGTCACTGATCCGCAGCACCGCAGTGCCCAGGTGCGCGAGGCCTCGCGGATCTGCCGTCACAGCGTCGATCTGCTGGCTGATGTGGATCCCAGCGATCTCTGCCTGCAGTCGGGCCTGGATGGCCTGCAGCAGTGACTCTGCAGTCGCAGTGCTCACAGATACCACCGCTTGCGACTGGTCAGCATGACCACAGGCACACCACCTCTGCGCTCGTCAGTGTCGATCGTGCCGTCCTCGTCATGATCATAGGTCAGCACCACTGTAGACCACTCGCGATCCCAGGCCTCTGCATAGTGGGCTGCTAGCTCTGCATGCCTGCCGTCACCCACTGCGTGTGCGTCATCGCGATAGATCAGCTCGAGCGCTTTGTATCTGTGCGCATCTGCCAGAGCCCACGGATCGAGCACCAGATCAGGCCTGTTCCCCCGCTTGATCAGCTCTCGCCGCACCATGACATCAGCAGCTCTGATGTAGGCATCCAGATCCACAGTCGCTGCTGTCTCGCGCGATGCCAGATCCGGGTGCAGCTCTGTCAAGTCAGACTGCACCACCACATGCCTGTATGGCCTGCGCACTAGATAGGCTGCCCGCTGGAATTGGTAAGTGACACCACTCACCACCATTGACCAGACCACTAGGTAGTCAGACGATAGACTGCGCCCATCAGTAGCCGCTGCAGCCACTGTGTAGGTGCTCGAGGCACCAGCAGACACTGCAGCCCCTGTGATGATCTGCTGACTGCCAGCGTACACATCGACAGTGCCAGAGGCGGGGGTGATAGTTGCCCCTGTGGTGTCCTCTGTGATCACCAGCGTGAGGGTGGTGTCCACCCCTCGCTGGATCTCATCAGGTACTCTGGCAGCCGCGATTAGCATCAGACCACCAGATAGACCAGATGCACCTGCACAGCGCCGCTATCCAGATCCGTAGCAGAGCCACTGCCCAGGTTGGCACCAGTGGCGGTGAACTTGGCAGCCACGGTCATGCCAGACCACATTTCAGTGCTGCCAACAGCTACATTCTGCACTAGGCCAGTGACGGCGAACATATCGACGCCATCGACCACTGCATCAGGGTCTGCCGTATCGCCCACTTCGATGGTGAGTGCGCTGATCGAGCCTGCATCCGTCGCTGCTGCAGTGACATTGATGTAAGCAGCCAGCCCCACAGCCCCTGCAGGCAGGGTGGTGAGATCGAGGCTCTGTGTCGTGCTCGCATCGATCAGCTCTGTGTAGTCAATCGACCACTGCTCGTGAATGATGTTCGAGCCGATCGCGCGCTTCTGCATCTTTGTGGGCATTGTTACCTCTGTTTCCTGTCATGTTTTCGCGCGATCTCTCGCGCCAGATCCATCACACTGTCATGGCTGCGAGGCCTGCCCTGCCTGCGCGATTCATCTGCAAAGCGGCGAGCCATGCGATCGATCGCTGCCCGTTTCTCTGCCTCGCTGTGCTTGCTCATGCCTTCCGCCTGGTGCGCCTGCTGGGGCTGGCAGTGGGCTGTGCAGAGGGCTGTGCATAGGCCTGCGCCTTCATCCCTGCCAGCTGCTGCTGCAGCGCCTCGATCTGGGTCTGCACATGGGGCAGATGCGCGCGCCCCTCGAGCCGGGAGATCTGGTTAGCGACGGTGGCGATCTGGCCTTCGATTACCTCTGGAGGTGGCAGTGGCACTACACCATCGCGCACCAGCTGCCTGCGCCACTGCAGGTAGCCCAGATCATCGAAGCGAGGGGCCACCCTGCCGATCCCTACCTTTACGTAGCTAGTCCACACATCGCAGAAGCGATCGCCTCGCCTGGTGCGGATCCGCTGCACATAGGACAGCCCATCAGGCCCATGATCAGGGCTGATCACGATCCAGCCCCGTTCCTGATACTCGCCCAGCGCCCTCCCCAGGCCACCAGCTCGAGCTGCTACCCCATTGACCCCAGGCCTGTGCCAGAAGTGCTTAAGGCGCGGCACCCATTCATAGCGCACCTGCCTGTCTGCCTCTGGCACTCCAAAGGCCTGCAGGTCTACGCACTCCCAGCTGCCAGGGCTGTGGATGAAAGTAAACGGATGCCCGTTTGCTTCATCGCGGCCCAGATCGGGCAGCTGATCCTGGCGCTGCTCGCGCGTATCGTAGGTTTCACCTGTATAGACTGGCATGTGTTTTCCTCCCTTTTATCAGGCCACCTGCGACCGGATAGGCAGGAAAAAGGGAGTGAACCCACAGATCCGGCCACAGGCGGCAAACTAGTGCAGCCCAGCCTGATGGCTAGGCGTCAGTGACGATCCCTACCCCGCGCGCATCCTCGAGGATGGCCACACCAACATAGGCATGACCGATCACAGAGGTAGTACCTGCAGAGCTGTTGCGGTCGAATTCGACTGCATATTCATCTGCGCGAATGATGGTGCTACCGATCACGCTCTCGACAGTGCCGATCCGATAGCCCAGGCACCCAGCCCCCACCATCGCGCCATGCCGGTTCCCGCCTGCGCTATTGATCTTGCTGATCTTGTACACGTCCACGCCCAGGAATTGTCCAGCATATCCCTGGCCTTTGATTGAAAGCATGTCCATGGTGGCAGGGCTAAACTGCACTGCACCACCCTCTGCGCGCAGAGACTCGCGCAGATCGCTCAGCTGCACAGGATGCAGAATCGCACTGTACGGGCCAGGAACGTTATTCAGCTCAAGCTGGTACATCGCGGAAAAGAAGTCAGACACTGACATATCAGCCCCCGACGTGCCTACGTCCGTGCCCAGGTCGTCCACAGAGTCAGCCACGAGCTGATTGAACAACTGTTCATACTCGCCAGCCATCGATGCAGCCAGGCGCTCTGCACTGATCCCGCCGTTGCCCGTCAAAACGGCCAGATCGCTAATATCACGCCGGATAGCGTGACGAGCAACAGCGACAGTGGCGCTGGCATCAGTCAGCGCAGTGGTGCTAACAGCCGTATCCTCTGCAGCAGTAGCAGAGAAAGCATCGTAGCCGTCAAGGCCTGCATACCGCTCCTTAAGGGTGTCAGTCAGTGCGCCATTCACGGAGCCCAGGAAAGTGACCACACCAGTACGCCGCAGGCTGGCCATATCGGCAAGCAGAACGCGCAGATTGGCCGCCAGGCTCGAGGCCAGGCGCAGGTCAGTTTCAAGGTTGCTATGCAGGATCGAAGTCATGGGAGTGCCTCATGTGCAGGTGGTTTGGCTGCATACGATGGGTAACGCCCACGAGTCGATCGCCTATGTCTATGCAATACCACGCGCTATTTGAAAGCGCCAGATCGCAAGGCCTCGCGCAGCTGCTCGAGTGGCATGGTGGCCACATCAGCAGGGCTGTAGCTGGGTGGTGGGGCCACAGCCTGCAGACGCGCCCCAGCGTTGCTAGGTGGTGCAGGTGGCAGGGCAGCCACTGGTGCAGGCGCTGCTGGTGGGGCTGCCTGTGTCGCTGGTGCCGCTGGGGCCTCTGCAGGGGCTGCTGGTGCTGCCCACAGGCTAGCGAGGTGCCGATCCTCTCGAGCGCCAGCCTGTAGCCAGTCCGCAAAACTGGGTCGATCCTCGCCCAGTCGCTCATATCGCCAGCGCACTAGATCCTGATCCTCTGCATCGAGCACCCCAGCGCGCATCAGATCCGCGCTCGTCTCGCTCTGCAGCACATAGGCCTGGTGCTCTGCCTGTGCTGCTGCCAGCTGTGCCTGCAGCTCTGTGGCCTGCGCCTCGAGCTTACCGGCTGCCTGTGCTGCCTCGCTAGCTGCCTCAAGCTGGGCCTGCAGCTCTTTGATCTGCTGGTTTTTACCATTCAAACGCTCGCGAGGGATCACACCCTCGATCGCTGTCTCACAGTGTGGGCACTTCATGTGCACTCCCTTTGTCTAGTCTTACTGGCCTGTGCCGTATCGGATCCGGTCCTGCCTGATGATCTCGAGGCGCTGCCTGGCCTGCTCCTCTGTGATGCCTTCCAGCTCTGCCAGAAACTGCACCACAGAGCCTGTGCCCAGCTCTGCGCGGATCCGGTACTCCTCTGTGCGCGCTCTGCGCTCGTCTACTGACAGAGGCAGGGGCTGATAGGCGATCTGGTAGCCATCCTCTGCCACTGCAGGCTGATCAGAGTAGCGATTGTGCAGGATGGCAGCGAGGCGCATTAGTTGACGGTCAGCCTCTGCAAAGTGAACGGCATATTTAGCCTGCGCGGCTCTTTTTCCGCTGTTTGCGATTAGCAGCGCATAGCCTGATCGCGCATCTGCATGGGTGCGCTGAATATCATGCGGCCCAATGTCAAACTCGCTCGCGATGTTCGCACTGTAGGCCTGGATCGCCTGCATGACACTGACCGGATCCCCGCCTGGCTGAAACTGGCCCAGCGTGACCGGCTGATCGGGGTTGGCTGCCTCCATGATCAGCAGCGATGCAGGATCTGTAGGTATATACGTCGCGTTCTCGTCTTTGCTCGGGTCTGCTGCCAGCCCTGCAGGCCTTGCATTGATCGCATACCGCTGCGGATACCCACAGTCAAAGACTATGTGCCGCCAGTAGGAAAACAAAACGGCGACTGTCAGAGCGCCGTTCACAAGCTCTCTGCCCTCGAACGCATCGAACAGCTTGCCCGTATTGGCAGCGTGTGTCAGGACATAGGGCAGCACTGGCTGGCCTGCGCTGTCGCGGTACGGGTACGCATCGCCACTGTACGACTGCCCAAGATAGTGCGCAGTCAGATCCTGCTGCCCGTCTGCCGTCTCGATCCTATAGACGGGATCCCCATCCCTTACGGACAGCACATCGCGTGTGAGAATATCTGCACCCTCGAGCACCCTGGGGCGGTACTCGATCACGGTGTGTGGGGTGGCTGGGTCATCTGGGCTGCTCTCTGCAGTCACCAGATCCGGCGACACCACACGCACCTGCAGCTGCCCCTGGTGCCAGTCCAGCCGGCGGAAACACTCACGCAGCCCGATCACTAGCCTTTGGAAGTATGGCCCCAGCGTCCACACCCCTGCCTGCTCTGTCAGGCCTCGCATCGCCTGCGCGCTGGCCTGATCTGGGTGGCTGATGATGGGTGCACGATCGTAGATCACAGCCAGCTGGCTGACCACAGATCGGAATGGATTAGCCGTCAAGTCAGGGCGGCCCCATGCTGCCAGCTGCTCTGCAGAGATAAACTGCGCCATCTGATCGATCAGATCTTGCTCCCACACACCCTCGAGCATGCGCCTGCGCTTTGCACTTTCCTGCATGCGAGCGCGATCGCTCATGCTTACATCACGCACATAGTGTGTGGGCATCCTAGAACCTCAAGCCTGCATAGTATGGGCGATCTGCGAGTATGCTTAACACACCATAGCGCAAGGCATCTGCTGCATGCGAGAGCTGCCCATCCTCGCCAGTTTTGCCACCTTTCCAATGGCGCAGCGTCTTAATGGTTGCACTGCAGCGAGGGTGGATGAACAGTTCTCGCCGCTTCATGGAGCCATTGATCACCCTGTGGCCCCAGTCGCGATCCTTTGTCGCATTCTGCAGGCGGAATGGTGGGGATCTGCGCTTCAGCTGCCTAGCCACCTCGCTAGACAGCAGATCATTAATTCGCCAGTTTCCGCGCCTGTTAGTGTCGCCTACTGCGATCTTTACATCACTGGCTCTGAAGCCCTGACGCTGCAGCATGGCGATGATCCCAGCTGCATGCTGCACCTCGCTGTCCCCATCCTGGCTGATATGCTCGTCGACTACCCACACATGCCTGCCTGCCTGGGGTGCCCAGCTCGAGGCGCGCGAGGTGCCACCACCCCACAGCATCAGCAGTGCCACTGTGTTGCTGCCTACCTCGCCATGATCGATTGACAGCGCCAGCTGTACGTCAGTGCCTGCAGGGATGGCCTGCGCGTCTACGTTGTGTTCGCTGAACCCGGTATACCAGCGCTCTGTGGTGACCCCATCCCAGGCCCCATGCGCCCTCTGCTGTTTCTCCCAGGGGCTGCTGTCGAGCACCTCTAGCCAGCCCTGCACCTGCTCTGCTGTGTACCAGGGGCAGTTTGCATGGCTAAACTCTGCAACGTATTCGACCCAGGGGCTGCCTGGTGCCTCGATCAGCTCGCGCAACCACTGCACAGGCCTGCCCACTGGGGTCAGGCAAATGTTGACCACACCCTGCCTGCTCATCGTCCTGGCCATGCTTTCCATGAAAATATGCGCAGGTGGTGGCTCATCGAGGATCACTAGGTCTAGTTCATCACCAGCCCATGACGTAGGATGATCCTCAAAGCTGCGCAGCTGGATCTGACTGCCATTCTTCAGCCTGATCGTCGGCTGGTTCCACCCTCGCCCCGGCGTGTAGTAGCTGCTGGGGTGCGTATGGGCAGGCTCGAGGAAGTCAGCGAGATATCGGCCCACCACATCCTGCACTTGCCTGCGCGATGGGCCACCCACTCTGCAGCGCAGGCCTTGCACGCTGGCTGCCCACTTGGCTGCCTTGAACACTGCATGCCTGGTCTTGCCTACGCGGTTGGCAGCCCTCACGCAGATGAAGCGATCATCGAAGTTATCGCAGAAGTCGGCGAGCGCAGGTGATGGGCGAAACGTCAGCAGCGGGTGTGCCCTGGCCACCTCTGCCAGCCTGGCAGCTGCTCGAGCTGTGCGCGGATCGATCACAGCACCGACCTAGGCTTGGTCGGCTGGGGCAATTCTTTGCGTAGCCCCTCGCGCAGCAACAGCACGATCAGATCAGTGAGTGACAGCCCTGCAAGCTCTGCCGCCTCTACAAGTTGGTTCTTCAGTGCAACTGTGCAACGAAAACCGACAAAGCCGTCTGACATTGCATACCCCCCTTTGTTGACATAGCCCGTTGGGTATCAATGGGCTGTGAAGCGTCGTTTTCGCGGAGTCGCTTTGTTTGCATACCTGCGAAAACCCAGGTTGAACCTGCCATATGTTAAACGTTAATTGTTTGCAGATGCGTGAAAATGGC